GCCCGCCGTTCGCAAGGGCGTTTTCGACGCCGCTATTCCGGTTGGTAGTCGCTTCAGGGGCGGGGATGTGGTCTATGTGGTGCGTGAACATATCGACGGTCAAGAATACCGTATGGAAGCCGAGACGCCGGGTGCAATCGGTAATGTCTACTTTGGTAGTCTGCTTCCCATCGAATACATCGAAGGGCTGACGACCGCTGTGCTGGCCGACGTGCTGATTCCCGGCGAGGATGAGGAATCCGACGATGCGCTATATCAGCGTTATCTGGAGGAAATCAACGCTACGCGATATGGCGGGAACGTGGTTCAATACCGTGAATGGATCAGCGCGGTTCCGGGTGTTGGCCGGTTCCGTGTTCAGCCGCTGTGGAATGGCAGAGGGACGGTTCGCGCGATTATTACGGATGCAAATAACAACGTGCCGAGTCAGGAGCTTGTGGACTTGGTGCAGAATACGCTCGACCCGCATCAGGATGGGATAGGTACTGGACTTGTGCCGATTGGGCATGTCTTCACGGCGTTCGGTGCCACTCCGAAAACTGTAAACGTGACGATGACAGTTCTGTTGGAGGAAGGGTACGGGCCGTCGGACATCGAGCAGGAAGTTGAGGACATCATTAACGGATACTTCTCGGAGATCAACTTCGAGGAGCCTGACTTTGTACAGACGACGATCCGGCAGTCCGTGATCCTTAGCCGCCTGATCGGGATTGCGGCGGTGCGTGACATCCTGTCGCTGACGCTGAATGGCGTGGATGGCAATATCGTGCTGGAGCCAGACGAAGTGGCACAACTGGGGACGGTGACGATCAATGTCGCTGTTTGAGTGGGTCGAGGAAACCGGTGATTATCTCGGCTATCTCCAGCCCGTCTTGCAGGATATACGCGAGTTTCAGGAGATCGCGAAGGCTGTCAACCCGGAAATTGTGACGCTCAAACAGGCGATTAATAAGGTGCTGAATGAGCAATTTGTGCTGGGCGCCGAGGACACACTGGTGTGGCGCGAGCAGGAATTTGGAATTACCGCCAGCAATGACGAGACGGTGACATTTCGCCGGGAGCGTCTGGTTGAGAGGAAAAGCCGGAAGCCGCCGATTACGTTGCGGACGTTGCGTGACCGGCTGAATACCTATATTGGCACGACGCAGGTGATAATCGAGCTGGTGCCCGGCGAGTATGCGTTCACGATCAGTATGCCGGCTGTTGATGGGTATAAGTATCGGGATATTCAGGCTGTCGTGGATTCGCTGAAACCGGCGAACATGGAATACATTCAGTCACCGTTCTCGGTTGAGCGTATCCGCATCCGGGAAACGAGCCGCGAAATGAAGGTAGCGTATGCGCGGGCTGGACTGGCGCTGGCCGGACTTACGCCTGTAGGCGAGGTTGTCTCCGAACGCGTGATTTATCAAAGGTAGGTGATTCCGTTGGCAGTTTCGGATTTTTACAAAGGACAGCTTGTCGAGCTGACCGATGGTCTGTTAGTGAAAGCTCTGATAAATCAGACGGTAGAACTGACGGATTTAACGGCTACGAAGTATTCGGACAGCATCACGGTCGAGTTGATCCTCCCGCCAGATATGATCGTGACACGGATCGATTTTCTGGACAGCAACAATAATATCGTCACGACGATCACTGGTATCGAGATCGACACGTCCGTAACGACCGTATTCAGCCATAACATTCAGTTCGTTCAAGGGGGTGCGTGAGGATGGACTTTGTGAAAAAGGAATGGCAGTTCCGGGATATCATCAGCGAGAACGAACTGAACCGGATGGAGGATGGGATCGAGGAAGGCATCACGAAAGCGGAGCAGGCGCAACAAACTGCAACTGACGCACAAACTAATCTTGACAACCACGTATCTGCTATCACCGGCGTCCACGGCGCCACGTCAGCGGCAACACCGAACGCGATTGTTCAGCGGGATGCTGCGGGACGGGCGAAGTTCGCGGCGCCTGTGGCTTCTGATGATGCGGCGCGGAAGCAGGATGTCGATGCGGTTGACAGCGCGGCCATGAAAAAGGTCGCAGACAGCGACTTGGATATGAACGCTCGTTCCATCCGGAACTTGTTAACGCTGCACCTGAGAAACGCAACACCACTCACAATCTCCAACGGCGCCATCACCGTCACACAAACCTATCACTCCGTCGATACGGAGGGTGGCGCTCCGACCGATGATCTCGACACGATCAATGGCGGGAACGTTGGGGATATCCTTGTACTACGGGGCGTAACTGGCGCTCGTAAGGTAACGGTCAGACACGGAGTCGGAAATATATACACTTGTGATGGACAGGACGTTACCATTGATACAGGAAACCTGTCTATCATGATGCTGCTTAAAATGAGTGCAACTCAATGGGTTGTGGTAGGTAATCCGGGCATTAAACGCACGGGCGACGCCATGAGGGGTCCGCTCTCTATGGGAGGGTATCGGATTACTGATCTTGCCGCGCCGACAAATGCAAATGACGCGGCGCGGAAGGCGGAAGTGGATGCTATCACCACAGAAAAAATAAACACCACCGCGTATAGACCTGCTACAGAGGACGGTTCCACATACCCGATTGGTGTCACTTCTTTCGCCGTGACCAACGGATTGTCCGATGGGTGGCCGCAAGATGCGGGGGTTGTATCGACGACCAGACTTTCTGACTATCGGTGCCTTCAGATTTTCATGGCATCTGCTACGGGTTCTCATAATGGCCGTGTTTATGTAAGGTCATGGCGTATTGATATTGGATGGAGTAACTGGCGCCGTCAATGGGACGACCGAGAAATGGGGGCAGGAAGCGGCCTCGACGCGGACCTGTTGCACGGTAGACAACCCAGCACGTCTGCAACGGCAAATACGATTGTTCAGCGTGATTCCTCTGGACGTGCGAAGTTCGCGGCGCCTGCGGCTTCTGATGATGCGGCACGGAAGGCGGAAGTGGATGCTCACGCGAACCGCACCGACAACCCACACGCGGTCACGAAGTCGCAAGTCGGTCTTGGAAACGTGCAAAATTATGGCATCGCTTCGCAGGCTCAGGCGGAGGCCGGATCGGCTAACAACGTGTACATGACGCCGCTTCGTACAAAACAAGCGATTGACCAGTTTGTACCTATCGAAACCGGCACGTGGACGCCGGAACTGCGATTCGGCGGTCAGAATACGGGAATCTCCTATGCATCCAGAAGGGGGCAGTACACCCGGATAGCAAACGTCGTGCATTGGACTTTTGAAATTTCGCTATCGTCAAAGGGCAGTGCATCGGGAATCGCCACGATAGCCGGGTTGCCATTTAGTAAGGGTGTTGGTTTCGATCCTCACGCTGTCGGGAATGCAAGTAATATTTCCGTGCCGAGCGGACAATGGTTGTCAAGCTATATTGCGAGTACGTCTGTTTATCTGACTACAAACAACGGTGTGCTCATTACAAGCGCAGAGTTTGCAAACAATAGCTTGCTTCGCGCAAGCGGTTTTTACTTTATTTGACAGGAGGCATCCATATGGTAGGTGCAATCGAAAAAATCACGTTGGACATGCTCACGCCGGATAGCGTGAGCGTCAAAAAGCAACAGCATGTCGAAATCAACGGGGTTGAGTATCCAATCGGTGAGCCTTGGCGCCGTGCCTATGTGAACAGTACCTCCGGTCGCCAAGAGGTACAGGACGAGGTGCCGGAACCGTACCGCTCCGCCATTTTCGCGGTGTGGGGCGATGAGCCGATTGTTCCTGATCCGATTGAACCGATCCCCGAGCAGGATGCAGGACCCGAAAACGAAGAAGGCGAGGGCGCCGCTGAATAGGCGGTGCCCGATTCTTTTTTTGACGCAGAAGGGGTGTTGAACTTGAGCATGAATCAGCCGGAACTGCAAGCGCTCGGGAAGATCGAGAGCCGGATGGCGCGGATGGAAGCGTTGCAAGAATCGAATACGCGTGCAATCAGCGACCTTTCCGCCAGCGTCAACCGGTTGGTCGAAAAATTGGATAAATCGGATGACGTGGCGAAAGAAGCGCTTCAGCGGGTGAAGTCGGCCCAGCACCAAATTGATGACGTTCGTTCGGATTTGTCATGGGCGTGGAGGACTGCACTCGGGGCGCTTGTGACCGGCGTCATCGGCGTCATCCTGAAATTCTGGGGAGGTTGATCGGATGTCGAGAGCATCATTTATTGCCGCCGTCGCGCCGGTGGCTGTGAAGGTGCGAATCGATGGCGGCCCGCTGTTCCCGTCCGTCTCCGTCGCCCAGACGATCCTTGAAACCGGTGGAAAAATCCACCCGTGGAATAACATCGTCGGGTACAAAGTCGGAAGCGGCAAGCAGACTCCGTACTGGAGTGGGAAAGCTGTCCGCAAGGGGACGTGGGAAGTGTACGACGGGCGGACGGTTCAGACATCGGCTGACTTCCGCGCCTACGACAGCATTGAGGACTGTCTGAAGGATCAAGCGTTACTTTTCCTCAACAACAGTCGCTATCGGCGCGTAGTGGTGGCCAGAACGCCAGAGGAACAGGCGGCTATGTTGAAAGAGTGCGGATACGCTACTGATCCGCAGTACGCCGGGAAGATCATGTCGATTATTAATTCTTCTGAACTCAAACAATATGACGAGGTGGCGCGAATGGAACTGGAGCGAATTAAACGTCTGGAAAATGAAGTTGCCGAACTGAAAAAGGCTATTCAGTCTGGTCCCGCCCCGGAATGGGCCGAGTCCACGATAAAGAAGCTGGCGGAGAAGAAAACCGCCTCCGGCCAGCCGGTGATGTCGGATACGAATGTCAGCCGTGATTTGGCGCGAATGCTTGTCATTCTTGATCGTTTGGGGGTGATTGAATGAACGATCTGATCGAATTCGTGCAGGAACAAATTATCGTTCTTGTTCCGGTGCTGTACGTCATAGGAGCGATGCTGAAAAACACGCCCAAAATGCCCGACTGGCTCATCCCGTGGGCGCTTCTGATAGTCGGTATCCTGCTGGCCGTGCTGATTATGGGCGACCCGCTTCAAGGTGTGATTCAGGGGATTCTGGTGGCAGGGGCGACCGTCATGGCCCATCAGCTCATCAAACAGACTGGCGAGCGGGAATAAGGGTCACAAATGGGTCACGCAATCTAATGAATAATCCGACTTCCGCGTGGAAGATGTTGCAGGAGAGAGTGCGGAAAAATCGGGCATTTCCGCACTCCGATTTTCAGGCGTGAAAGATGTTTCAGGGATTGAAAGTATGGACGGTATGCCGGACATGACACCTGAAATTCCTAGAAATATAAGGCCGCCAGTCATCTGGTAGGCCGTAAGGGTCACAAATGGGTCACATAGGTCAAAAATACAGGAGGTAATCAGCGGTTTCCCATGAGGTTTGCGAACAACTGGGCAACCGCTTTTTTTCGTTTCTTCGTGATGTGCAGGTAGACACTTCTAGTTGTTTCGTCATCGTGGTGTCCGAGTCGTTCCATAATCTCCTCGAGTGTTGCCCCTGCTTCCGCCAGCAGGGATGTGTGTGTGTGGCGGAGCGAGTGCGGGGTGAGGGATTCATCCAGCCCGGCGAGTCGCAGGTATCGCCTCATTGTGCGTGGGAGAGAGCGAATGTTCAGTGGATGCCCGAGCCGATGGTGTTTGGTCAGGTTGGCAAATATAAAGTTCTGGTCATAATACCGGTTCCGGTATACCATTCGGATTTCATTCTGTAAGGCCCGGAGCTTCCGCAGTTCAGTAATAACGGTTTTGTCGATGTCGATGATGCGGATTGATGATTCCGTTTTCGGGGTCAATAATATATGCTCGTCCCCGACTCCCGAGGGATAGAAAATGGTCTTTGTGATGTTGATTGTCTGCTCGTCAAAATCTACGTCCGACCATTTCAGCGCAAGTAGTTCTCCGCCCCGCAACCCGGTATAGGCAAGGGTCAGGAAAATCGTATATTCAAGTTGGCTCCCGTGTGTCCGCACCGTATCAAGGAAGCAAATGAGTTCGTCTCGTTCTAGGTATTTGGGAATCTCTTTTTTTGACTCGATATCTTCGACGGTTGGTTTATCTTTCGGGATCACCGCAAATTCAGTAGGGTCTTTTTTGATTTTTCCGAGTTCGATGGCTTTTTGGAAGATCAATCGTGCTGTGGTATGTATACCTTTGATTGTCTGCTCGGCATACCCGAGCTTTTTCAGATCGAGCAGGGCGGTCTGGTAACGCTCTGGCGTGATGTCGCGCAGTCGCAATTCCGAGAGATAGTTCAGGAGCCACTTTATTTCCTTCCGGCGTATTTGGATCGTGCTGACTTTTACACCGGATACCTCGTATAATTCCAGCCATTGCTCCGCGAACTTCCGAAACGTGATGATTGATTCCTCGACGTATGTACCTCCGTCCAGTTCCTGTATAAGTTTGGCCGCGGCGATCTCCGCCTCTTTTCGTGTGGCGAATCCACCTTTCCGCTTTTGCTTCCGCTTTCCGGTCTTCGGATCGATCCCGATGTCAATTGCGAAGTACCATTTGGCGCCGCAGGTGCATTTTCGGTTTTTTGGGCATTTGCAATATTTGCGGTAGAAATGGCCTTTCACGTCAACCGTCCTCCTAAAAAGAAATCCTTATGTAGAGACTGAACGAATTCTACTGGGACGTTCATTCTCTGCGCGAATTCATAGATGCTTTCCCCTTCCGTCAGCGCCTCATCTCCGATTAGCAACGCCGCGGCAAATTGGTTGGCTTCGCGCTCAATTTTGCTGTGTGTGGCGAAATTTGATGTGGCTAAAAAGGCGTTATCCTGTGTATGTAGGAGAGCGTGGCCTAATTCATGTGCCGCAATTGCCCTTTGCCATGCTCTCGGTTTTTCGGAGTTCACCACGATGTAAGCACTATCAAAAATGCGTGTGAAGAAACCACCAATATGGGATGGGAGACTTTCATAACAAACTTCGATACCGAGATAGTCCGCAACGATGAATGGGTCGTTGGTGCCACAAACTTTAACGACTTCTCTCGCAAGATGTAAAGGATGTGTAGGCATTACCTTCCCTCCCATATTGTGTTTTATTATTCTTCTTCGCGCATCCTCCGTTTTTTGAGTGCATCAAAAAACAGAGCCGTAAGAACATCCTCGACCCGTTGTTTATCTTGTTCGGTCAAGGGTTGTCCGAGAAAAAGCACATTTGCGTTTTTGAGGAATTCAGTCAATTCGACTGGTTGATCGGGTTTCTCGGGCTCCACGTATCCGGCCAGTTCCATGAGATAATCGTAAGAGATGCCGAGACCCTTTGCCAACTTCTCGATAGTCTCTGGTTTTGGCGTTCCCCGTGTTCCTTGTTCTATTTTCGATATTTGCCCGAAGCTGACTCCAGACTTGATCGAAAGCTGACGGATAGAATAGCCCTTGCTTTCCCGCAACCGTCTTAAGTGCTTCCCAAAATCCATTGATTATCACTCCCATCTGAATACGATAGTTGCCGAAAGGCATCGTATCATATTGTACGCCATAATTTAAGGAGTTAAAGCAAAAAAACGTTGCCAAAAGGATAATGAATGTGTTATATTGTACACAACAAGCGAAAGGAGGTTACGAGAGTGAATGAGACGACTGCGCGGATTGAACTGAAAATCGACGCACTTCAAGACTATCTGCGGAGGAACGGCCTGACGTATGCGGAACTTTCGCGCCGGGCTGGAATCAACCGCTCGAATCTTCACCGGATTTTGAATGGACAGCGCGGGCCGGGGAACGAGGTTATCGCCAAACTGCTGAACGCCTGCGAAGGCATGCGATTTGAGGATTTGTTCACCGTTGTGCCCGAATGTGTCCAAAAGGAAACGAATGTGAGGTGATGGAAACGTGAAGACGGATCAACTGCCGGACATTTTGACGGCGCAGAATATTGCTGACTATCTCGGGATTTCCCGCCGCCGGGTTTACGAACTGTTCCAGATGACGCCGGAGCATGGCGGTATTCCGAACTTCGATATTGGCTTCTCGAAACGGGTGCGGAAGGAAGACTTTCTGCTCTGGATCGAGCGGAAGGTGCAAGAAAAAAATGGGGAGGCAGTTTGAATGAATAGCGATGTGAATGTCGTTCGCATGAATGATGACTTGCTGAACTTTTACGCTGACTGGTACGTGGAACACAAGATGTTCTATAAGACGGGCGAGACGTTCCTGCAATTTATCGCCCGAAAGGAACGAGATTTTGCGAAGGGGGTGAGTGGTGGTGCGTTCTGTCAGCCAACTGGAAGCGTGGAAATTGCTGGTGGTGCAAAGTCGTAACTGGAAGGTCATCAATACAGCTTTACGGCATATCGAGAGGCTCGCAAAAAATGAGCAAGCCCGTCGGCTTGCTCAAACGAGGTAATGAAAATGCGCCCCTATTATACCATGCGGGGCATTTGGAGGTAAAGGAAGTATGAAGCAGATCGTTCTGGAACGGTTGGTTTTGCGCAACTTCAAGGGTATCCGGGACTTTACGCTGGATGCCCGCAGCGCAAACGTGAACGTCTACGGCGACAATGCCACGGGTAAGACGACCCTTTTTGATGCGTGGAACTGGTTGCTGTTCGACAAGGATAGCGAGAACAAAAAGGAATTCGAGATCAAAACGCTCAATGCGGACGGTTCGCCCATTCACAACCTCGATCATGAGGTTGAAGCTACGTTGACTATCAAAAATGGAACGATTATACAGACTTTTACGCTTCATAAGGTCTATCGCGAGAAGTGGACGAAGAAGCGCGGCGTCGTCCGAGCGGAATTCACCGGCCATACGACAGAATACTTTATCGATGGTGTGCCGGTGAAGAAGGGCGAATATGAGCAGTTCATCTCTGAGATCGCGGACGAGCAACTTTTCCGGTTGCTGACTGATCCCCGGTACTTTAACGAAGTGCTGAAATGGGGCGACCGCCGCAAAATCTTGCTGGAGGTCTGCGGCGACATTTCGGACGCGGAAGTGATCGCATCGAAGCCTGAACTGGCCGAACTGCCCGGAATCCTGAACAGCCGCACCATCGAACAGCATCGCAAGGTTGTGCTGGCTCGCCGCAAGGAGATCAATGACGAACTGGAGCGCATTCCGGTGCGGATCGACGAGGCCGAACGCTCGAAGCCGGACACGGAAGGACTGGACGAACAGGCGCTGATGCAGGAGATCGACGCGATCCGTGCCCGGATCGAGGAAAAGCAGGCCGAACTGGCCGCTGTGCAGAATGGCGGAGCTGTTGCGGAAGCCGAACGCCGTGTGGCCGAGATCGAAACGGAACTGCTCCGGCTCAAGTCCGAATTGCAGGGCGAATGGCTGGAGAAGATCGACGAGCAACGGATGGCGCTGGCGAAATCCGAAAGCGAACACCGCGCCGCCGAGGGCGAAGTCATCAGCCTGAAGGCGACTATCGAACGTCTGCGCCGGAGCGCCGACAGCCAGCGGCAAGAGATTGAACGGTTGCGGCAGGAATGGCATCAGGTGAACAGTGAGCAATTCGTCGCGCCGGAACTGCCGGATACTTGTGCCGCCTGCGG